TAATAATATGAAAACCATTATCTTTAGCAAATTGAAGCACATTATGTGTCCAATATTGAGCATCAATAAATTTAGGAAAAGCATATTTCTTTTCAGCAGTAGATACATTCTTACCAACGACTAAAGTACTATCATCAGTAAGCTCCATACGAGTATAATTAAGATAATTATAATAATCTCCTGTAATATGAATATCTTCTATATGTCCGTATTCATTAAGCCAGCATGGCGCATCAAAACCATTTTTACGTCTATCACATTCTCTTCTACGAAGTTGTCTATGTGGAATACTATCTGGTTTATAATTAGTGTACTTACCTTCTCGTAGATAAGTATCAGCCATCGCTGTAAATAGATTAGTATTAACGAAACGTCCACGTCTAATATTCATAAGAAATCCACCACTATCTCCTATAAGAAAATTATTATGAGGGTCATAATAACCAGCTTCAGTAGCCGTTTTATATCGACTCTTATCTTCTTCTAAAAATTCACGAAATGGATAAACTTTTTTATTAGCCATATCTTATTTTATCAATAGAGTTAAAACAAGAACGGCGATACTACCAATAGCAGTACCGCCTAATATCTTATTTCTACGTTTAGTAGAATTAATCTGTTTCTGTAATATCTGGACATTATTATAACATTTACTAAGTTCTACTTTATATAAACTATCTAAAGTATTATACTTAAGTCTTTCAAATTTAATAATAGTATCTTTAGCATTAATAATGTCAGGACAATGTTTATGTTCAATCAACTTAACATTAGCTTTGCGAATTAAGTCGATTCTGACATTTACTATCGTGTCGTTCCCCCGTAGGGGATGTGGAGATTCAGTTTGACACCAACCGTTCAAACAATTCCAAACTAGCACTGTCATTAAGACTATTAGCTTCTTTAACTTCATGCTCAATAGTATTTTTAATATTAACAATTGTACTATCTTTTTGAGTAATAACTAATTCGATAGAATCAATTCGGACTCTATTAATAACACTATCTACATTTGTTAACCGAGTAAGTTCACTAATACTACTACTTATTTTATTAATTAATCCCACTTCATAAATAGTAATCAACGCTATGATTACTTGTATTATTAATATCTTCTTCATATCTTTATCGAATTAGTTATTGATTATTAGAAACCCGTATTTTAGCATATTACTTAATATCAGCAAGAATGTTCTCAAGTTCTTTTGTCCATTTACCGTCTTGCGGAATATTAACAATTCTTTGAGCACATTTTATAGCAGTACGTTGTCCAGCATTAACATTCATATCAAATAACTGTTCTGCAACTTCTTGACTTTTAAAATTATCAAGATTAAAGCAGTTCCAATAGTTCTTTTTATATAAGTCTTGAACAGCTTTTTCAAGCTGTGGAGTTTTCTTAGCAATAGCTGCAAAAGTTTTAGGATGATGTTTCTTTAAGTCGTCTAATATTATCCAACCTATCCAATTAGGATTAGCTTTACGAGAAACTCCTTTATAAGTTTCCATGCCAGCATCATCTTTATCATTAACATATCCACCTTCCGCTACTTCTAATTTCTTATAAGCTTTAATAAATTCAGCCATAACCTATTATTTAATAGCATAAAAAGCTACAAAACAAAGACCAAATATAATACCAATAATGTCACAAATCAAATCTTTAGCAGAAAACTCTGTTTTCTTTGCGAACTTGTCATATAGTTCTTTTCCAATGCCAAAGCACAATACAATTAGTATAGCTAACCATAAGTCCATCAAAGGAGCTAATACCATAATCAACATCATACATACTAATAAATGAGCTAATCCATCAGCCCCTAAAACAGCAATAGAGTTACTGATTAGCAACTCTATCTTCATAAGGAATTTCTTCATAATTTAATCTCCCCAAATAAAATAATAACCTCGTCTTTGAAATTGTGGTCGTTTAAGACCTTCATTTCTATCGCATACAACTCGTATATCAGTACTAGTAGTTACGATAGATTCAGCAGCCCAATATGCACTAGCATATTCTTTCTTTTCGCCAGATTCAATATGAATACGAATAACTTTTCTAGGACGACGATAATCATCTTTGAAAAATAGTTTTCGTTTACCGTTCATATCTTTGTCTTCTTTAATATTAGCATTAAAATCCATAATATTTTATTCATTAAGAACTCTATTAATCCATCCACGAATATATTTTATGTTGTTGCCTTTACCTGCTATATCATTATAATAACGAATACGTTCAAGTTTATACTTAGCAACAAATAATTCAGAACTCATTGTACTATCAGTACGAATAATCCTAAGACTATCTTGACATCTACGAAGTTCTTCTTTAAGATAAACAACTTCTTGAATAGTCATAGAATCAGGAGTAGGAACATATACAATTTCTTTTATAGGTCTTAATGATTTATCACCATCATTGCATTCAACAAAAGCAGCTATAATTAAACCTATAACACATCCTACTATAAAATACCAAAATATTTTCATTATAAATCAAGTTTAAATTGTGTATTAACAGCACCAGCTTCAAGCTGCATACGTCTATCATTAAGTATTAGTTCAATTTCACGTTTTCTATAAGGCATAACATGGAATGTTGTTTTCTCTTTAGGATTCTCTTTAATATGATAAAGACCATCAGGAAAACGTTTAGGTTGTCCATACTCATTCAATTCAAAGTCAGAATCAATATGACAAAGCCACATTCCAACACAAGGAATACCAAGAATAAATTCTACAGCATAAGCATACATACTAAGTTGTAGATTGTATATAGAACCATTACAATTTGGAAGGTTATTAACAGGTGCAAGAAGAGTTTCATCTTTAGTTACCCAATCACTTGTAAGTTGGGCAGGTTTTTGTCTTTTATCTTTTTTGAAATATCCAGACTCAAATTTAAGTCCTCCACGATTAGTTTTCCAATCCCCTATAACCATTCTATCTTCTCTAAGAAGAAGAACGTCAATAGTTCCACTGACTAACCAATCTAAAAGAAACATTCCAATTTCAGCATAAATCTGATAACCAGCATTTGTATATTGTCTGAATACATCATATATTTCGGGATACTTATGTTCGGTTAATTCTTCAAACTCTTCAACATCTAATATCTTATAATTACCAAGTATTGTAGGAATATCCGCAACGGTAATCATTTGTCCATCCGAACGTTCATCTAGATATTGAATAGCTTTCTTAAATTGACTTCCACCTTTTATACCATCTTCCAAACCATTATGAGTATTAGAACCACGTTCGCAAGCTTCATCACGAATAGTATCCCATTGTTTTTCTAACTTCTTCTCAGATATTCCCAACTCTTTGGATTTCTTCTTCAACCAATAAGTCTTATCAAACTTAGGTTGATATTGGTGTAAGATAGTAGTAGTACTAATATAGCTATTACCGAGCGTATCGGTATATTTATGTTGAGGCTCATCAAAAACTAGTCGAACATCATTATATCGTTTATCTCGTAGTTCTAACATAATTCTTATATTTATTCTTCAGTCATAGAACTTAATATCGTAACACCTCCACGAGCAGTTTGTTGTTCTTCTTCGTAAAGAAGATTTTCTTTTGCAGTATTAAGTGCTTTCATAATATTAGGTAATTCAGCAGTTTTCTTATTAAGATTATCCATAATACCTATTACAGTATTACTATCTTCAATACTTAATTCTCCATTAAGTTTATCAGTAAGCATTTCATTCATTTTATTAGCAGCTAATACAACATTATGAATACTTCTAAGAAGAGTTTCAACAGCAGCTCCAGCAACAGTTATTTCTGCTTCATAATAACGTTTAGCAAGTTTCCATACTAACAAATCTGGTTTATAATTAGCAGGTAAATCAAAGTTTTCAATAGCTTTTTTAATAGCTTCATTATCACTAAGTCCTTCTTGTTTACAAGGTCCTTTTGGGTCTGCAAGATAATAAATAACTCCAACTTCTTTAATATATTGAGATTTATCTTTAGTTTTATCTCTAAGCCAAAGTAATTGAACATCCTTATCTAAAATCTGCCTAATATCCGGAGCTTTAGGCATTCCGGTATCATCAACAGTTAATAGTTTATCTACTCTAATTTTGTTAGCCATTTCCTACATTTTCTTGATAAGCAAGTTCTACATCCCAATCAAAATCAATTGCCGTCCAATATCTTAATACATAAAGATAAACATTAGCATAAGCATCTCCGAATGCTTTCTTCTTCTCCATCCATATCTTCAAGTTCTTCTTTCTGAAAGTATTCATCTTTCGCTTATGTATCTCAGCATTCTGCAAGTCTATCTTCTCTTGTCTCATCACCTTCTTACAATACGCTACATAATCTTCACGAGATAGTTGAGAACGTTTCTCTTTAAATTCCTTATAATGTTTTATAAGAGTCATCTTAATAGGACTTCTACGAATATTACCAATATAAGGCAATTGAACACATTTACCAGCGAGTAGTTGAGCGGCAGCTTCTTTTTCTAAAGAATCAATAATGGTTTTACATAATATTCTATCATCATCAACAACAAAATCAATATCATCAAGAATATTATCAGCATCTTTATATATTAAAACATAATCATCATCTAATTCAGAACTCAAAGGTTGTCTTTTAGGTTTTGGTACTTTAAATTCCATATCATTATTCATAAATTAAAAAGCAATAGAAAGTTATGACAATTTGGATGTGCTAATCGATTTCGTTCCCCCGTAGAGGATGTGGATAAAAGCAGTATCATAACTTCTATTGCTCCATCTTTAAAACTAATAGCAGATAATTTTAATTCGCAAGTCCAGATTGTTCTCCATTAGCAACCATAGGTGCTTTTAGGAACTTTAAACGAACATTCAGGTACAATATCTTTTTTATAACCTCCTGCAATATCATTAACAGGAATCATACGAAAGTCTACAAAGTAACAATCCGGAGCAAGTTCTTTAGCTTTGAAGTCTGAACAAGTACCATCGTTAAAATAAGCTCCTGTAATAATAGCTTTAGAAAGTTCTTCATCAGAATTACAATAACGACCAACAATAGTAGGGTCTAGAACATTTTGCGGAATATTGATAAGAACAGAACGTTCAAGATTCGCAGCAGGAATAATAAGTCTATCCATAATTTCGCAACCGTTAGCGTTAGTATCTCCTTCATGAAGTTTTGCAAGAACAGGTATACATTTAACCATA